CCCCCGCCTCCGCCGCCAGCGGGACGGTTGCTCTTTATGGTGACGTCGACGATGTCGTCCTCGGAGAGCTTGACCGTCTTCGTGGCGGGCCAGCCCTGGTCATCCAGGAAGAGGCGAGCGTTGGTGTTGCGGAAGAACCACACCATGCCGTCGATCTTACCGTTCTCGCCCGCGGTGTCGACGTAGGTCGGACCATCATCGGGGTCGACGGTGAGAGTGGCGAACGGCGGGATGTCGCCCTTCACATGACAATAAGGCATGACGACCTCACTTGCTCTCGCCGAGCTTGTCCTTGATCCCGTCGAGAGACTTCTGGAGCTTGTCCTGCTTGTAGGAGATGTCCTTCAACCAGCCGACGAGCGGACCGTCGAAACGACGACCAGCGATGCCAGCACCGGTCTGATCGGAGATCTCGACGAGACGATCCTTCATCTCAGCGAGAAGATCGGTGGCGTATGACACTTCGAGTTCCTCTCCGCCGTCGCTCGAGCCCTGGCTCGGACGGCCTTTGTCGTACCAGTATCGGCATGCCTCGGAGAATGGAATGCCGTAAGCCTCATAGGCCCCGTCTGCGGACCCAGAGTTGTATCGAGAACCGACGCGCTTGAGGTCCTCGTAGGAATCGCCCTCGGACTGGATGAGCCCCTTGAGGATGGCGCAGCCGACCTCGGAGGACTTCTGCGGGTCCCACCACTCCCGGTTAGGGTCGTTGATGAAATACCCGTTGTAGGTGACCTGTAGCGGACCGACGCCGTTCGAGGTACCCCACTCCGAGACGATGGGCCAGAAGTAGTTGAGGAAGTTGTCCCTCGTCACCTCGCCCCAGCCGGAGCAGGCGCCCCCGGCGTCGTGACCGTAAATATTGGCTCCGGCCTCGCCAGTCTCCATCTTGAGCGCACCAAGGGCGGCCCACCAAGGACAACCGACGGCGTCGGCTGCACGGAGAACCGCATCCTGAATAGAAGTGGCCGCACCGTTCTCCTCGCGGTGGGACGGGGCGCTGGAGCCGTGGTTGTCCCGCCTGCGAAGGCAATGCGTCCAAGCGGCGGCCTGAGTGTATGGATGCTGGTTGTACTCGATGGAGCGGACCTCGCTGCCGGTCTGATCGCCGAGGTATCCGTAGATCGAACCGTCCTCAGCGATCCATGCCTCGGACAGGATAGTCGGGCCGAGTCCGGTAACCATAGCGACATGCCCACTACCACCCGAGGCCTCCTCGTACAGGACGATGTCGCCGATCTCGAACCCGCCGTCGGGCTCGTTGCCGGTCCACTGGTCGGAGATGTCGGCGAAGTTGCGCTGTGCGCACTCGTCCCGCATCGACCCCGTCCAGGTCGACCTTGGAAAATATCCAGCAGTGAAGGGCTCCCCCCACTCGTGGTGGGCTGCGAGGTTGTAGCAACCGGCGACGAGAGCTGAGCAGTCCGCGTTGGCAGGGGATTGAACAAGCCAGCCGTCCCAATCGGACTGATCATAGAAAGTCCAGCGGTCGGACTGAGAGTAACCGACGTCCGCGACGTCGGCGTAGTACCTGGCGCAGGATGCTGCGTACTGAGATACAGTCATTTTGACCTTTTCAGCCGTTGGGGTTCTCGATAGGAGCGAAGAGAACCGGGATGATCCGAGCGCCGTTGGCCTTGAGCTGCGCGCGAACACGCGGAGGCGTCGTAGCATCTCCGGGCCAGATCTCGATGATGGATCCGTCGTCCGTGTAGTCGCCCTTGGGAAGAACAAATGTGGTCCGGCTTCGAACCTGGATCTCCTTGGGGAGATCGACAACCTTGACGTCCCTGGTTCCGTTGAGGTCCTGAGTCTGCCAGTCGCTATTACGCTTGACGTACACCTGGCCCGCCATGACACGGTAGACGTAGGCATTGTTGTCGGGGCACTTGATCCAGCCAGTGTCGAAGGTTCCATAACCCGAGCCGGCTCGAGAGTTGAACCACACGACCTTCTCGGGCATGGACTCCTTGAGGTCAATGAGCTTCTGAACAGAAGTACCGTCGCGTCGGACGACCTTGAGCAGGGCCTTTGAGCCCGCATAGAAGGCGACGTCCAGCTCGAAGTTCGGGTTGGACCCGAGAGTGACAGAGGCGTCAGTGACCCCGTTGGTCGGAGAGATGTAAACCGTGCTGTACGGACTGGACTCGCCGCGCACAGTGGTGTGAAGCAGAGGAGTTACGCCAGGCATACTAACCTCGTGAGTGGTACTTGGCCCGTCTCGCCGCGTTCAGAGCCTGATTCTGTCGAAGCGTGGCGGCGGTCGACATCTTCTTATCGGGTTGGTTCTTCGCGTTGCACACTCGGATGAGCGTGAGTAGTCTGTTGATGTGCCAGTACTGGCACTCGAACGGAATCTGTAGAGCCACCATCCAATAGTAGACGAGCTCCGACGTGACGACCCCTCGATCAGGGCTGGATCCCTCGGTCTCGACGAATGTCGTGGCCGTCATCTTGTTCTCGATGTATTCCTTGATGGCCTGGATGTTCTCGAGAGTCAGGTGCGAGTAGGCGACGGGGTCTATCTCATTCAGGGTCATGCACTTGACGTAATCCAGGACCTGATCAGGGGTGAGCTTCTCGTTGCCTAGGTACGGGACATGCCACTTGGACTCCCATTTTGACAGAGCGACGAGACTGTGCTCCAGCTCGAGGTCACCCTCGAACCCATTGATGAACTCATTGCGATCCTCGTCGTAGAGCTCATCCCCGACGACGTGAATCGTCAGCATTCGTTCCTCCCTGGAAGTCACCACGGACCCCGGAGCGGATCACGGGGTCCGTGGGAGTCATCAGACCGCAGCCTTGACGGCGGAGATGACCTCGTCAGGGGTCGGGAGCTTGGACTCGGCAGCGCCGTCTCCCCAGATCAGCTTCTCGATGGCGGTCATGCCCTTGTTACCGACGACCGTGGAGTCGAGGGTGACGACACAGGTGGGCTTGTGACCGGTCACGTTGACCGGGGTGCCCTTGAAGGACCAGGAGAAGGTGATCGCCTCGGGCGAGTCGTTCACCGTGGCGTAGGAGCGCTCAGAAGGAGAGGCGTTCAGGCCGTAGAGCAGGTGAAGCTTGTAGCCGTAGTTGTTCTTCTTCTGGTCGTTACCCTTGATGGTGCGGTACGCCAGGCCGAAGGCCGAGCGGTCCTGCTGACCGATGACGACCTTGTCGACAACGGCGGAGCCGTCGCACTGGAGCCACTCGTCCGGGTAGGTGTAGGCCTCGATCTTGCCCTCGAACGTCTCGGCCGAGGTCAGGGAGAGGTACTTGATGTTGTCGGCGTACAGGTCGGTCTGCTCCGCGCCGCTCGGAGTCTCGGTGACGTTGGTGAGACCGGACCAGGCAACGCCCTTGGCGTAAGCACCGGTGGCCAGGTCGACGGGGAAGAGGACACCGCGGTCCACACCAGTCTCGTAGAACTTCTTGCCCGTCTCGTCCCAGGTCAGGACAGCCATCTATACTCCTTGGTAGATGTTGAACACGTCGTGATGAAGATTGTGCGCCACGAAGTGCCTCTCGAAGGTAGACATCGGCATGGCCGCAAGGGCATCGAGCACCGGCTCGTCGGGATTCCTGCTGATGAGGGTGACCGAGTAGCGCGGTGTGTACATCCAATTGGCGTTGTCGCCGAACTTCGAGTCGGCTCGACTCCGTTCGTACACGATGCACGGGTAGGTGAGCTGGACGGACTCCGGGGGCTGGAAGTAGACGTTCCTCGAACCCAGCGCCTCGACGAGTTTGTTGTGGAACTCAAGGCGTTGGGCCATTGTACACCTCTCCGAGGTTGAGGATGAGGCGGGGGCGGCGGACCTCCACATTCGTGACGACCCAGCGCGCCCCCATCCACCTCACGTACTTGATGGCGAAGAAGTTCTCCTCTGCGTAGGAGTCGGCCACGATGGAGATCTCGTTGTTGAGGCGGAGATTCTGGATGACCTTCGCCTCCCCGTCGTACTGCTTCTGGGAGCGGTTGACGTCCCCGTAGTACTCCCTCTCCGTGATCTTGTCCTCGAACACGCCGGGAGATGTCTCGACGGCGTGTCCGTATCCTATGCTTCCGAAGAATCTTGCCATTTTGACCGAATCAGGCCGTGGCCTTCTCGATGACGATCGCGGACTTGTACTTGGTCAGCGCGCCCGAGCAACGAGCCTCCAGCAGGTACTTCTGCTGGTTGAAGTCGATGTCGAACTGCTCGAAGAACGAGGTCTCGCCGCCCTTGTCGGAGCCCATGGTGTAGTCCTGCATGTTGACGATGATGCCGAGCAGGTTCTGGATCTTGCCTCCGACTTCGCGCTTGGCGCCCTCCATGACCTCGACCTCGATGACGTCCGTGACGTTCAGGGCGTTGGCGACTGCCTGCTTGGTCTCGTAGACGTAGCGCTGGTTGAGGTCCTTGATCTCGAGCATGTCGCACACGAAGCCGTTCGTGGTGAACAGGACCGGAGAACCGGAGCCCTTGTAGAACTTCCGGCTCCGACGGACCGCGTCGATGATGTCAGGGGTCTTGGCGTCCTTGTCGATGAGAACCTTGTGGGAGAAGAGCTCGTCATCCGTCCAGATGGGGCGGATGTTGGCCTCCTTGATCTTGTTCTCGTCGGACACCTGACGACCGTCACCGATCAGGACAGCGCGGGCCAGCTCCTCCTCGAGGGAGTAGCGCAGGTTCTGCTGCATCCAGGCGACCACGTTGAACGTGGTGATGTCGAGGACATCGTCACGGTCGATCTTGGTCTTGTTGTAGACGGTCGTCGGCTCGGTCTTCCGGTTGGCGATCTCGTAGACGACGTCCTTCTTGCGGGAAGCCTTGACGTAACCCTTGGCCCGCAGCTCCTCAGCGGTCAGGTTGGACCACTGGGTCTTGACGCGGGAGAACGGCGTGTGCTTCGAGCCCTGGAGAACCTTGGAGACCCAGGAGTTCTCGCGCATGACGCGCTGCGGCTCCGGGTCCAGGTTGGTGGCGTCCGGGAACAGCAGCTCGGGGTTCTTGATACCGTAGTCCGCGGCGTGAGCCAGGACGGCGGTGCGGAGAGTCATACCGGGCATACGAGCCTCGGCGAAGATCTGCTCCTCCTCCGCGTGAGAGAGTCGAGGCCCAACGCTGTGGAGCGCGTCGCCCTCGAAGATGTTGGAATGCATCAGAGTATCACCCCCAGAGTCGCCGTGCTCGGCGTCCTCCTCGTAGTCATCGTCTTCATCAACGTCGTACTCGTCGTCATCGTAGTCCTCATCCTCGTCGTCAACGTCTCCGCTGATCTCCTCGATGAGGGCCGCGACGGCCAACCTCTGATCGTCGTCGAGGGTCTCGAGAACGTCGGCAACAGTCATGCCCTCGTCCTCGTCGTAAGCCTCGTCTTTGCCCATGGATTCTGTGTCCTCCGTTGTGTCTCCGGAATCGTGCGAGAGCGTGAGACCAGAGTAGATGATGGCCTCCTCCTCGGACTCGGTCCATGAACCATCCGAGTGCTCCAGAGCAACGTTGTCGATCAAGGCACCCGGGTTGGCCCCGGACAGGACCATGGAAACCTCGATGATGTTGCCGTGAATAACGTCAGCCCCTCGCTGGTCGAGGCGGTTGGCGTAGATCGAGAGAGCCTTGACGTCGCCGTGCTTGACGAGCTCCCTGGCGTTGTCGGCCGCGGAAGTATCGTTCAGAGCGCAGTAGGCATAAACGCCCTCATCTCGATTCTCGAGCAGTGCGTGCCCGAGAACGTTGTCGACGGCGTTATGCCCATGCTGCCACACAAGCGGCACGCGCTGGCCGTCATTCTCCTTGAACGCATTGTGCTTGATGGTGCGTCCATCGGAGCAGGTCAGGTCGTTCTTAGTGGCCCAGCCACTGAAGTCGAACTTCATCCTTCTCCTTTGAGTTGGCTCATCGGCGTGCTGAGCACCGACTGTACATCAGGACCGGAGTCCACGGCATCCCCCTCGCCGTCCAGGGAGGTGTCACCCATCTGCGGGTTGATGTTCGGGTTCTGCAACTGATCCGCCTGCTCGTTCGGGGACGGCGGAAGACCGATCCTCGTACGGGCCTCGTTCGGCGTGATGACCTGGTCCCTGAGCATGGTGTCCAGAGACGTTACGATCTGGCTCGGAGGCACGTTCTTGAACGGGTCGCGGATGTATTGCACGGCCTGGCCCTGGGTGCGCGCGGTCTTCGTGAGGAAGGCCTTACTCATCCCATCGGCGAGAGCCGAGAGTACGGGCTCCACAGCCCGGTTCCAGTAGTGCGTCCAGACGATCTCCGTCGCAGTACCCTTGAATACGTCCTCCGAGATCCCCAGTCGGCTCATGAGCTCGGCCGTCAGGAACTTGATCTGATCGAGCAGATTGTTCTCCGCCGGGCGGTTCAGCTGTGTGATCTTCTCGGAGCCGTCGGTGTAGGCGATACCGTGCCCGCCCTTGCCGAGCTGGTCCTCGATGGACTGGATGCGGTTCTCAGCCCGCTGGCGCATGGCCTCGGTCTTGACGACGTAGGGGAGCTGGATGATGATGTCCAGCTTACCGGTGTACGTCTTCTCATCGGCCAGGTCCAGCATAGAGAGCTTTCGGCTCAGTCGCTTGAGGGTCGAGTTGGGCTTGTTCATCACCTCGTAGAGAGGGTTCTCGATGATAGCCACAGTCCGCTTCGGCAGAATCACCCGCTCCTTGTTCGAAGTGGCCTGGTTGTAGACCTCCACCTCGACGTTCTCGGGGAACCACTGCGTGATACGCCCGACTCGCAGTTGCTTGATGTCGAAGCTGTTGTTCGTCCTCGGATCCAGATCGGACTCGACTGGGACGATAGCGATGACCCCCTCGTCGAACAACGACAGCACGGCGTCCTGGATGAAGGCCCGGCCGTTCTGGTCGATGTTCGGCTCAAGCATCAGACAGTCATTGAGAGCCGAGCGCCGAATCCCGATGAAGGTTCCATTTTGAGCCGTGTCGACATGTCGGATCGGCGTGGCGGACACGTCGATGGCGATCATGTTGAACAGGGACGAGATGATCGACTTGTCGGCCGTCCAACCGAGTGCGAGCCTGTCGGCCCGTACCGTGTAGGAAGGGCCGAGGGTCGACCGGCTGATGTCCTTGCCAGTGAAGGCGTTGTAGGCGTGCTGTAGTCTGTCTCGCAGTCCTATGACCTCCACCTCCTAGTCGAACATGTCCTTGTTGAGTTTGTATGCGACCCAGGCGTCCATCAGGGCGGCTACCGAGTCGATCTTGTTCTCCCGTCGTGCCTTCAGGAGCTTGCGGTTCCCGTTGGTGTCCTCCAGGGTGATGGCGTTACCCATGGTGAAGGTCATCATGGACTGGTCGAACAGGAGCTTGCGATCCTCCGCCATGTCCTTGATCTCGCCGAGTGGGACGGACTCCGTTCGGGATCCCTGAATCACCTTCTCGATCCCGAACGGGCCGTTCTCGTTCTCCCAGCGAGTGACGAACTCCTTGGCGTTATACGGGTCGAACCCGAGACAGCGCACGTCGTACTCGCAGGAGGCGACGAACGCCTCGAGGTCCTCATAGACGTTCATCATGTCAAGAACCGTACCCTCGAGCACCATGAGCGAGCCCTCCTGGAGGAATTCCTCGTACTTCTGACGAGTGGCTCCGGGAAGGCGCAGCATGGTGCGCTCGGAGATGTAGCAGCGCGTCTTGACGCCGAACCTGCTCCGGCTGAGGGGGAACAAGAATGTGAACGCGGTGAAGTCGTCTCCCTGCGAGAGATCGACGCCGATGGAGCACGGCATCCCCCAGAAGTCCTGACGGTTGTGCGGCAGGGTCTCCTCGTAGGTGAAGAAGTACGTGTACCCCTCCATGGGAATGCCGAACCTCTTGGCCAGAATGTCGTTCCTGGCCGCGGGCACGTGCTCCGCCCTCTCGACGTCTCGCTGGTAGGTCTCGTAGGAGACGGTAGCACCGAGATTCGGTTGGGCCTTCAGCCACGTCGACGGATCCGCGACCTCCTTGAGGTCGTCGAGCCGGTAGTAGAAGATGGACGTATGCGGATCCGAGTACTCGCCCCTCAGAATATTGAGGAGCTCCATCTTCATGTTGTCGCCCGCCGAGTTCCTGACGGTACCCTCCGAGGACACGGCCAGGATGAGCCAGTCGTCGACCTTGGACGCCCCCTGCTCGATGGCGCCGACGACATCCTCTCGAATATCGCCGGACAGCCACTCGTCCACCGTGTTCATCTTGGTACGGAGACCCTGAAGCTTGTCGATGGACATGGGGCGAACCTCGAGCAGACTGTTCGTCATGAAGTTCTCGATCCCCTTCTTGGTGGGGACGAGCTTCTGGCGAAGTGCCCGATTGCCGGTCGTGTTCTGAAGAGACCCCTGTGTCATGAAATCGAACAGGGGACCCTTAGCCCTGGTGATGGCGGTGCGGAAGGGCTGCATGACCTCTTCGGCCTGCTTCATAGTCGGCGCAGTCGTCACCTGGTGGGTGGTCGACGTGTCGATCGTCAAGAAATAGGCTTGCAGGAGTGTCTCGTACAGAGACTTCGCCCCGCCTCGGGCGACGATGATGTACTGCTTGTTGATGAGGCGTTGCTTCACCCGGCGCTTCTCGAAGTGTCCGCCGGCATTCGTCTTGTTGGGGACGTAGACCGACCGCTCGGTGAAGAACCACCAGCCGAAGATCTCTTCGGCCCAGAGTTTGAAGCTGGGGAGCAGACGAAGATCGGATCCGTCGGTGAGAGTCATCTCCGCTTCCGCGAAGCGGATGAATCCCTCCACAGCGTCGCTATCGTAATAAAAACCGGGATTGCGAATCCGATCATCGATCCTGTTCATCTCCATCTCGATCTCCTTGCAGACCGGAATGCGACCCGCAAGGACATCGTCTCGGAACTCTGCGTAATATCGCGGGGTAGCGGTATTCGACAGCATGGTCAGCGGCGCTTCTGAGCCCGCCTGCGCTTACCGGTGGACTCGAGCTTCTTGCCCGCGGCCTTAGCCGCCGCGCGACCCGCAACAACCCCAGTCGCGTGGGCTCCTACCCCGACCGCGCCGATCTTCGCAAGGTTCTTGGCGAGAGTCTTGTCTCCGCGCCCGACAACCTTGGTCCCGGAAACGGCGAGCTTACGCCTACCGGCTCCTCCCGATCGAACCGCGGTGGAAAGAGCCTTGCTCGGGGCCTTCTTGCCGAACTTGGACTTTGCTGCGCGTGCAGCGGATCCGGCCGCCGACTTCACGCCGCTGGCTCCGCCCTTGGCGGCGTTGCGAGCGGTGTTACCCGCCTTCCAGGCCTGGTTCTTAGCCTTGTATCCGGCGCTACGAGCAGCAGCCCCCGCCTTGAACTTGGCAGCATTCGCTCCGAGACGGGTAGCCTCGGCGTACTTACCGGCCTTGGTCTGCTTCAGCTTCTCGGCCGCGCCCTTGGCAGTCGCAGACTGCGCCTTGGCAAAGCGCTTGGCCTGGGCCTTCTTGACACGAGCTTGAGCGCCGAGATTGCGGCCCTTGCCCTGAGCGAACTTCTTAGCAGCGGCTCCCTGCTTCTTTGCCAATCCGGCTAGCTTCTTGCCGTTACCGGACTTATGCAGGTAGTAGCCTGCGCCCGCTGCGGCTGCGGTGCCGAGAACTCCTGCGATAGCAGCCTTCTGTTTGCGGGAGAGTCCCTTGCGCTTCTTGGACGGACCGGCGCCTCCGGAGGGCCGCTGCTTGCGGACTCCCCACTTCATACCTTTGACGCCGTGGTGCGCGAGGACCTCGTCCTCATCAATGAAGAAGATATTGCTGGACATTCTTGTCTCCGAGTGCTTGAATCGCTTGGCGCCCTTGATGGCGGCGGATCCGCCCTGACTAGCAGCCTTCTTGAGACCCTTCTGAATCACGTTCTGCAAGGTGTTGAAGGCAGCCTCCTCGGCAGCCTTACCGGCCTTGTTGCGGTAGCGCTCCATGCGAGTCTGAGTGAGCTGACGGTACTCCTTCTCCAGCCGGATGCGGTTGTTGATCCGCCTCAGCTGGTCGTCGGACATGCCGTCTATTTTGGCCTGCTTGGACGAACTCCACTTCTTGGAATTCTTGATGCGAGACTTGCGAACGCCCCACTTCATGCCTTTGACGCCGAAGTGCATAAGCTCTGAGTGACTCATACGCTTATTGTGCCCCTTCTTGTAGAATTTACGGGCTGCCTCGGCGAGAGTGGCGTCCGTCGAGTACGTCTTACCCAGCTTTCCGCGGTCCAGCTCGCCGTAGTACTTCTCACGACGCTCCGTAGCGGTCAGTTGTCGGTTGCGCTGGTTGGCTTGGCGCCACTTCTTGACCTTCTCGGCGTGCTCCTTGCGTATCTTGAGGTACGTCTCGATCTTGCCGATGTCGTTATCGCCGTACTTCGCCTTAAGCTTGGCCTCGTACTTGGCGCGGCGCTCGGCATTCCGCTCCTCACGGCTCTTCCGAGTGCCCCTGCGCATCCCCTTGACCCCGTAGTGCATGAGTGCGTCGCTCATGGGGTCTCCTTCTGCATGTTGATTCGCCAGGCATACTCCTGAAGCTGCTTCTCGATCGCCGTCACGACGAAAGAGTTAGCGGGAGGGTCGAAGACGAGCCTGACTTGCAGGTACAGGTACGTCTTGACGGCCTCGAGATTCTTCGTGATGCCCGCCAGGTACTGATCCCAGGTCTCTGTCTTGCCGGTGATCTTGAAAGATGGCAGACCGAGTTGCTCCGCGAACATGATCGCCGTGTTGGTATGGAGGATGATCTCCTGATCGAAGGCCGTGTAGTCCTCAGGGATGCCGAGGGCCTTCTTGATGTCGTTGAGTATCGAGTCAGCCACGGTCACCTCCAGGGTATCGTGTCATTCGGCGTTCTCTCGACAGGAGGCTTGGGTAACAGGCTCGCATCGCCGAAGTGAATCGCGTTGTGTGTGTCGTGTCGCACGCAGATCAGGTACTCGGGGTCGAGGATGTCGGGATTGAACTCTCCCTCGAGGTCCTCGGGCCGAATGGGGTTCATGTGATGAACCAGAATCTTGTCGTAGATGTCGTGACCCGGGACCCCGAGGTCGCATGCGTCGTCTCGTAGGATGACCTTCTGTCTCGCCTGGCGCCACTCGGTGGAGTGGTAGAAGGTCTGGTTCAGATACCGTTCGAAACCGAAGGTCTGATCTCCTGGATCCTGATTGAGACGTAGGTAGTCGTACCGATCCACGAAGGATTCGATGCGAGAGAGTTCACTATAGGTCCGAATCCGACTCAAGACCCACACCTCCTCCGGCGTAGGACTTGAACGCCTCGAGAACCTCCTTGTAGGCCTCCTCACCTCGAGCTGAGGCCGCCAGAGCATCGGCTTTGGCCTTGAGCATGTCGTTCTCGGCCCTGATTCGCTCCTGCTCCAGCCGCTCACGGCTCGTGGCGAGCTTGAGGTAGTGCGTGATGATGGAAGGAGGAGCCGTACCGTCCAGTAGCATCTCCTCGGCTCGCTGGACTGCGAGCGCCATGAGTCGATTCTCCTGCTGCTCCGGAGTGGCGGCCCGTCCTCTGGGTGACTTCTTGGCCCTTGCCACGGAGTTCTCTCCTGTTCCGGGTTCCTTTACTGGATGGGGACCGGAGGTTCAGGGAGGACAGGACGACTTGAGGACCCCTCGCTGCGTGGAAAGGGGAAAGGCAGGCGGTGATTTCCCTGTATATCAATTCCGGAGAGGGAAAATGGGGTGGGGATTTGTCACGCCAGTTCTCGGTCTGCACGTATGTCGAGGGGCTGGTGGCCGATAACTATATACCTAGTTTTGCCCGTAGGACTTGTTCAACTTGGGAGGTTCCGCAGAGTTGGCAGCCGGGAAGCAAACTGATCTACAAGGGGCAGTCCATGGTGCATACCAGATGGGACATGATTGTGGACTCCGATGGACGGATTTACGACTTCTTGCCTAAATATGGAACTTGGCTTGGTAACGAAGGGCCGGCAGACTGAAGGTGCCTGACTGCAGCTCTCCTGCAGTCCTCCGGGCGTACCAGCGAGGGCAGGAGTACCCTGAACGATTCGTCTTGGCCTCAGGCCTGACCCTGAGATTTCCGGGTCAGACCTGGCTATCTTCCGGGCCAGGCCTTGAAACGTGCCTCACCGCCCCTGCAGATACCCCCGCTGCCGCTGCACGAAGGCTTCCAGGGCGGCGGAGACCAGTGGGTACCAGC